GTGGTGGCTAAGGCCAAGGGGCCGGCTGAACGAGCAAGGGCGTCGCTTAGACGCTGGAAGTGTGGCTAATGGCTAGTAAGAAAGGTCTTTACAGCAACATTCACGCCAAACGGGCTCGCATTGCGGCCGGTAGTGGTGAGAAGATGCGCAAACCAGGTAGCAAGGGAGCGCCGACCGCTAAAGCGTTCCGTCAGTCGGCCAAAACGGCTAAAAAGAGGAAGTAAGTATGCCTCTTGTCAAGTCCGCCAGCAAAGGCGCGTTCCGCAAAAACATCCGCGCCGAAGTGCGTGCGGGTAAGCCTGTCAAGCAGGCCGTGGCGATCGCGTATGCGGTCAAGCGTAAGGCACAAGGTAAGAAGCGCAAATAATGGCAAAAGACCCTACAGGGCTTAGAGGCGCCGCTCGCGTCGCCAACACGCCGACCAACCGGGGCAAAGCCTCCCGCGACCCAGCCGATGTACTGGCCACGGCGCGCTCGCGCCTGACTATGGCCCTCTCGGCGTACTCTGACAGCCGAGAAGACGAGCTGGATGACCTGCGTTTCATGGCAGGATCGCCGGACAATCAGTGGCAGTGGCCCCAAGACGTGTTGGCGACGCGCGGCTCGGTGCAAGGTCAGACGGTCAACGCGCGTCCGTGCCTAACAATCAACAAGCTGCCGCAGCATGTGCGGCAAGTGACCAACGATCAGCGTCAAAATCGGCCTTCTGGCAAGGTCATCCCGGTCGATGACAAGGCGGACGTTGAGGTCGCTGAGATATTTGACGGAATTGTCCGTCATATTGAGTACATTTCGGATGCGGATGTCGCGTACGACACCGCTTGTGACAACCAAGTCACCTACGGCGAAGGGTATTTCCGCATTTTGACGGAATACTGCGACGAAAACACGTTCGATCAAGACCTTCGCATAGGCCGCATCCGAAATAGCTTCAGTGTGTACATGGACCCGACCATCCAAGACCCCTGTGGTGCGGATGCGGAGTGGTGTTTCATTACCGAGGACATTCCGAAGGCGGATTTTGAGCGCATGTACCCCAACGCAGAGCCGATTTCGTCGGTTTTGCAGCGTGGTGTAGGCGATCAGGCGCTATCGCAGTGGATTAACGAGAATACGGTCCGCATCGCGGAGTATTTCTACAAAGAACACACGCGCGAGACGCTGAATCTGTACGCCGGCAACCAAACGGCGTTTGAAGGGTCGCCCGAAGCGCAAGAGCTGGAGATGCTCGGCCTTCAGCCGATCCGCAAGCGCGAAGTTGACGTAAAACGCGTCAAATGGGTCAAGACTAACGGTTACGAAATCCTTGAAGAAAGCGAGTGGCCGGGCAAATGGATTCCGGTCATTCGTGTGATCGGCAACGAGTTTGAAGTTGAAGGCCGCATGTACGTGTCGGGCTTGGTGCGCAACGCCAAGGACGCACAGCGCATGTACAACTACTGGGTGTCGCAGGAAGCAGAGATGTTGGCCCTCGCGCCCAAGGCGCCGTTCATCGGCTACGGCGGTCAGTTTGAAGGCTACGAACAGCAATGGAAGACGGCCAACACAACGAATTGGCCGTACTTAGAAGTTAATCCCGATGTGACAGACGGTCAGGGCGCAGTCCTGCCGCTGCCACAACGTGCCCCGCCGCCGCTCGCCCAAACGGGCTTGATCCAGGCGAAGATGGGCGCTGCCGACGACATCAAGGCCGCGACCGGCCAGTATGATGCCAGCCTCGGTATGCGGTCCAATGAGCGCACGGGTCGGGCCATTTTGGCGCGTGAACGGCAAGGCGACACAGGCACATACCACTTTGTAGATAACCTAGCTCGGGCCATTCGCTATGGGACGCGCCAACTCGTTGACTTGATTCCGAGAATTTACGATACCCAGCGTATCGCGCGAATTATCGGCATCGACGGAGAGACCGCAACGGTTAAGATTAACCCGATGCAGGCCGAGCCGGTCCGTCGGTTAATGGACGAAACGGGTATTGTGATCGAAAAGATTTACAACCCGTCGGTTGGTAAGTACGACGTGGCGGTCACGACCGGCCCGTCCTACGCGACCAAGCGTCAGGAAGCCATGGACGCGATGGGGCAGATTTTGCAGGCCAACCCGAACTTGTGGCAGGTTGCGGGCGACTTGTTCGTCAAGAACATGGACTGGCCGGGCGCTCAGGAAATCTCCAAGCGGCTCCAGAAGGTCATTGATCCGAAGCTCTTGGCGGACGAAGAAGACCCGGCACTCCAGGCGGCCAACCAGCAGATGCAGGTTATGGCGCAGGAAATGCAGATGATGCAAGAGATGCTCCAGCGCGTGCAGCAGTCTATGGAAGCCCGCGAGGTGCAGATCAAGGAGTTTGAGGCGGAGGTTAAGGCGTATAGCGCTGAGACCGACCGCATTAAGGCCGTTGAAAGCGGCTTGAATGAGCAGCAGATTCAGGACATCATAATGGGCACTTTGGCCGGTATGATGAGCAATGGCGAGCTTGTGCCGCCGACCGCCCAACGGACAATGCCTGAAATGGGCACGGAGTTACCGCCGCAATGAAACCAGCAGATTTTGTCGGGCATTTATTCTTAGCGCGAGATGTCACTCACTCGGTGCATCTCAATACGCGTAGTTATGCCAAGCACAAAGCTCTGGGATCGTTTTACGACAAGGTAATAGATTTGGCCGACACGTTTGCGGAAGCTTATCAGGGCCGTCATGGCCTAATCGGCCCGATTACGTTGCAATCGGCCAAGAAAACCGGCAACGTGATTGAGTTTTTGCAGGAGTCTTTGGCTGAAATTGAAGCTAATCGCTACAAGTTTTGCGACGAAAATGAGACTGCAATTCAGAACATTATTGACGAAATTGTGGCTCTTTACTTGAGCACTTTGTACAAACTGCGCTTCTTAGCGTGAGGGTAGAGCATGGAACTTCTTAATCCGATGGCCGATGCCGTATACCCCGGTCGTACGGTAGCGTACACGGGCACGGCGGGGTCAACTGCAACGTGGCAAGCCGGCCCACAGGGTGTGGTGGTGTGGGCAACGACCCCCTGCTACGTGTTGGTGGGCGAGGGCGTGACGGCAACGACCTCCAGCACCCCGATTCCGGCGTACACGCCGATTCCGTTTATTGTGCCGCAAGGCACTGGCGCGCCCTGGCGAGTAAGTGCGATCCGCGTTAGCGCTGACGGCGACGTGTACGCCAAGCCCATCAATATCCGATGAGTTGGGGAGTCGCACTGCGAAACGGCGTAGCAATCGGCCTTGGAGCTGTAGCTACGCTGTTTTCTGGCACGCTAGATAGCGGTGCCTCGGTGGGCAATTTGCTCACCGAAATTGGCGACAACTTGGTTCAGGAAGACGGCGGCCAATTGCTGCTGGAGTGATGAATGGCAATCGTTAAGATTTCAGGCCTTCCGCTTGTAGACTCGCCGGTCGAAGGCACCGATCTGTTTGTTGTCGTTCAGGACAACGTGACAAAGAAGGCGTACGCGTCGGACATTCAAACCTACGTTGGGTTTGAGGAAGTCCAGACCGCCACTGCCGGGCAGACGGTCTTCAATCTGACAACGCTTACCTATGCCGCAGGCGCAAACAACCTGCAAGTGTTTGTTGATGGCGTGAATCAGTATGAAGGTTCCGCGTATACAGAGACTAACAACACAACCGTTACGTTTACGCAGGGTCTGCACCAAGGCGCGTTGGTTAAGTTCTCAACCGTCCAGACGCTTTCTACAGTGCAGGCTGCTCCTACACAGTTAGCTGGCGGTTCTCGTGATGCAATAATCTATTGGAACGCCAATTCTGTAAAAGTATTTCGTTACAACGCGGTCATGGGTGGCTTTCGTTTTCGTGGGCAGTACACCCGTAGTTACGCGCCTGTATTTCCCATGCCCGAAACTAAAACGGCAAGCGTCGTGTCAGACGCAGGCGCAACTAGCGCTGTTACGTTTGAAAATTGGTACGCCGTATTTGCGTGCGCCAATTTTGGAGACGCTGTAGCAACACTTAAAGTGATGCCGTTTTTGCGCGCGCGTACAGTGGCCGGGTCGGTCATCTCACTAGCGCAGCTAAAAGAGGGCATGACCTCGTTGCAGCCCCAAACGTATTCGTGGACTAGCACAAACAATCTAGCCAACACGGACGTTTTGGTCATAACAGAAAACGCAGCGTTTTCAGGCCGTGTCGCCAAAGTAACCGCAAACACAACCGGCAGCATTACAGTCAACACCGTTGGCTCAATTGCAGCCGGGGATACACTATTGCCCGCACCTCCTGGGTATGCCTATTACGTGTACCTAGGCTCGTTCTACATGGATACGGCTGAAGTTCGGAACATATATGATTCCGGTACACTGGTTAAGTCTAAAGGCATTTATACGTTAGAGCCCAACACGTCTACGGGCAGTTTTCCGTATCCGACATTTACGGATGTAAATTGTGTTGGATATATCTCGCCGCTTGCGACAGCGGTTGTCCTTGATTCGTCATGCGTATTGAGTACCGCTTCTGCCGGGTTTTATTCAGAATATTTTTCGGGCGATTCTGGCAACCACGTCGTTCAAACAGCGGCAATTCAAAAAGACAATTTAACAAACTTATCTGTTGTTTTTGACAACATTCAAGTTCCGTTTTTGTACCCTCAAAAGTTTTCCTACGCAAATGACGGCAGCTTAGCCGGAACTCGAATCAACGGGCAGTTCAACATTACCGGCTGGATTGAGCCGTAAGGAGTAGATCGTGGCAGACAAGAAAATTTCGCAATTAACTGGCGCTACAACACCGCTGGCCGGGACGGAAGTTCTGCCTATCGTGCAGAGTGGCAGCACTGTCAAAGTGTCTTCGGACGATTTGACCGTCAAAAACGTGCGCTCCAACGCGACGACCGGCATCCTTCAGGTTGCTGGCCCCGGCGCGGGAGCGACTCGCACGATGACGGTGCCCGACGCTAATTTTACGGCGGCGCGATCTGACGCAGGTCAAACTTTCAGCGGTCAGCAGACGTTTGGCGGCGGCGTCAACGTCACCGGCGGCAAGGTGCAGTCGGTCTACGGCGCTGGCGGCGACTTTGTCGCCTTGTTCCAGAACACGACATCTGCAACGCCGTATGGTGTGTGGATTAAAGACGCGGCGACGCCTACCGCCGGGTATCCGTTGCTCAACATTTCCAGCAGTGATGGCGCGACAAACTATGTCCGCGTGGATAGCGATAACGGCAATATGTCCGTTAACAAAGGCAACCTTGTCGTCGGCACCGCCGGTAAAGGCATCGACTTCTCGGCCAACAGCCACGCGGCGGGCATGACGAGCGAGCTGCTCAACTGGTACGAAGAAGGTACTTGGACGCCCACCCTTGCGGGGTCAAGCACGGCAGGAACCTATGAGTTAGCCATTGCTAGTGGGTGGTACACCCGTGTTGGCCGATCAATCACTGTTATTTTTAACGTCAAATTGGCTGCGGCGGTTACTGGCGGCGGCACCGGTTTTGCTGTTCTATCAGGATTGCCTTTTAACACTGCTATAACAGCTGCAGCCGCTGGCGCTGTAACTTTGGGTGGTGTTAACTACACAGTGACGACTAATTACGTTACGGTAATGCCGAGGTCAGTTGGCAGCGCACAGTTAATTTTTGAAGAAGTAAACATTAACGGCGCTGTCAATGACATAGCAATTTCTGCATTTGGCGTTAACGATACCATCCAAGGCACGTTGACATATATTGTCTAAGGACGCACTATGAGCCTGACTAAAGCATCTTATTCAATGATTGACGGCGCGCCAGTCAATGTATTGGATTTTGGCGCTGTTGGCGATGGATCGCATGATGACACGCAAGCAATCAAAGATGCTATTGCGTTCTGCCAGACTACGCTGTCAAGCCTGTATTTTCCAACTGGAATCTACAAGATTACATCCACCATCACATTGGCTGGCCCAGGCAATCTGGGCATCGCCTTTATTGGTGATGGGTTTGGGCAAGGATCACAACAACAGGGAAGCGTGCGACCGGCCACGACACTAAGATGGACTGGCGGTGCGTCCCCGATGTTTACGGTTGCCGGTACGTTCTATAGATTCGTCGGCATGGCGATTGAAAACTTTGGTTCGGCCACTGATTTTCTTAACTGCACTGGCGCTATGCACATGGTGCTGGAAAATCTCAGTTTTGAAGTTGGTTTAGGCGCAACAAGGTTTTCAAATTCAGTCATCAAAACTCAAGGTAATTGGTTGGGATACTCAAAAATTATTGGGTGTCAAGTCGTCAGCCCCGCGCCACGCTTCATAAAAATTGACGGGCAAGGCACCGGCAACGGCATAACTACGCTTCAAATTTCAGAGTGCGTTTTTGACACGTTTACTTCCGCGCCAATGACGGTCGTTGGGATTAAAGACGAATCAATCGACATTTTGACGTTAAACAATAATACGTTTAATCAACAAAATAACGCAGAATTAACGGTAGTTGAAACTAACGATACGCCCATAGCGCAAGCAATTCTTTCGCTGCAAATTCTTTACAACGAATTTGATATTGTTTCAAGCGACGCAAGCCACAGAGCGTTTCGGTTAACAAATTGCCCAAATGTATGTTTTGTAGGAAACCAAATTCAAGGTGGCGGTACTCCTAATAGACTTGCAGATCTGGTCAACTCCGTGGTTGCAAAATGCGAAGGCAACCATGTCAATGCTCTTAATGGGCCTATATTTAATGCTGATGCTACATCCAGAGTGTACGCAGGAGTTAACTATTTAACTCCTGGGAACTCGGATACCGTCGTAAACAATACGTCTGTAACCAGCGGAATGATTGAGATGCCATACGGCACATCAGTCATTGTAAAAGGCGGCCTTGGCGTTGGGACTGGCACGACTGTTTACAGGGTAGTAGTTACTAACACTACAGCGTTTACGTTAAGCATTGCTGCGCCGGGAGATAGCAGCAATCAATCTTTTATGACTAGAGGTCAAGTGTTTGGCGTAATGGTAAAAAATACGTCGGGCGGCGCCATAACCATAAACATTGCTTCTAATTTTAAGTTAGTTGGAGGCGCTTTCCCTGTTCCGGCTACTGGAAATAGCAGAACAGTGACTTTCATATGGGACGGCACAAATGCTATTGAAATTGGCAGAACAACCGCCGATGTTCCTAACTAAACAGCTTCTTACTTTTGTAATTGCGCATAACTCTTGACTCTTTTGCGCAACAGCGTAAGATTTAACCGTACTGGTGCGGTTCACCAGGGATTCGTAAGGAATCAAAATGTCTGAAAACGAAGTAGTAGCGGAGCAAGTACCCGCGCCGGAACCGGCAGCTACGGCAGCACCGGAACCCGAAGTAGTGGCCCAAGAGGCCGAAAAGCCGGAAGAAAAGCCTGCTAAGACGTTCTCCCAAGAGGAGCTCGACGCATTGGTAGGCAAAAGACTTGCACGGGAACGTCGCAAGTGGGAACGAGAGCAAGCGCTAAAAGCGCCTGAGCCGCAAGCTCAGACGCCCGCCACGCTGCCTGACCGGGACATTGACCCCGACGCTTACGCGGATGCTTTGGCAACCCGCAAGGCCGAGGAGTTGCTGGCCAAACGTGAGGCAGACCGGCAGCAGCGCGAGCTGTTGATGGCCTATAAGGAACGTGAGGAAGCGGCCTTTGAGAAGTACGACGACTTTGAACAAGTCGTGTACAACAAAGCCTTGCCAATCACGAACGTAATGGCCGAGACGATTCAGGCTTCAGAAGTTGGCCCCGACGTAGCATACTACTTAGGTTCCAACCCCCGTGAAGCTGAACGTATTTCCCGCCTGTCGCCCTACCTGCAAGCCAAGGAGATCGGTAAGATTGAGGTCAAATTGACCGACAATCCGCCGGTTAAACGAACAACCAACGCGCCCCCGCCGATTAAGCCTGTGACGGCTAAAACCGTAGGCGCGCCGGCCCGAGACACGACGGACCCACGCTCAGTCAAGGACATGAGCACGTCGGAGTGGATCGAAGCCGAGCGCCTGAGACAGATTAAACAGTGGGAAGCGCGACGTAACCGCTAACTTCTTTTTTGGAGATTTATTGTGGCTAATACACTTCTTACTATTGACATGATTACGCGGAAGGCTCTGGAAATTCTGGAGAACAACCTCGTAATCACCCGTAACGTGAACCGTCAGTACGACGACAGCTTCGCTGTTGAAGGTGCCAAGATTGGTTCGACCCTCCGCATCCGTCTGCCGGATCGCGCTCTTGTGACCGACGGCGCTGCGCTTCAGGTTCAGGACGACAACGAGCAGTTCACTACGCTCACCGTCGCCTCACAGAAGCACATTGGCGTCAACTTCACCAGCGCCGAAATGGCTCTCCAGTTGGACGACTTTGCCGAGCGCGTGCTCAAGCCGCGTATCAGCCAGCTTGCCTCCAGCATCGACGCTGATGTGGCCAACAGCTTTAACAGCGTCTATCAGTCAGTGGGCACGCCGGGCACCACGCCTGGCACTTCGCTTGTTCTGTTGCAGGCGCAGCAGAAGTTGAACGAAGCCGCCGCTGTGATGTCGCCGCGCTATGCAACCGTTAACCCGGCTGCCAACGCTGCGCTTGTGGAAGGCATGAAGGGGCTCTTTAACCCGACTGATTCTATCAGCCGCCAATTCAAGAACGGCATGATGGGTGAAGGCATTCTTGGTTTCGACGAAATCAACATGTCGCAGTCGATCAAGCAGTTCACGACTGGTAGCCGCGTTGCGACGACCACGGTGAGCGGCACGGTGTCCACGCAGGGTGCTTCGACGATCACCCTCGTTGGTGTGACGGGCGAAACTCTCAAGAAGGGTGACGTGTTTACCATTGCGAACGTGTTTGCGGTTAACCCGCAGACCCGTGAGTCCACTGGGGCTCTCCAGCAGTTCGTTGTCACGGAGGACATCACGGCTGCCGCCAGCGCGTACACCAACGTCAAGATCAGCCCGGCGATCTACACTTCGGCGCACGCACTGGCCACTGTTAACTCGTTCCCGCAGAACGCCGCCGCAGTGACCTTCTTGGGTGGCGTGTCCACGCAGTATCCGCAGAACCTTGTGTACCACAAGGACGCGATCACGTTTGCCACGGCTGACCTCCTGCTTCCGCAGGGCGTTGACATGGCGTCGCGTCAGGTTCACAACGGCATCTCCATGCGCGTTGTCCGTCAGTACGACATTAACAACGACCGTATGCCTTGCCGTATCGACGTGCTGTATGGCTACTCGGTGATCCGTCCGCAGATGGCCTGCCGCATCTGGGGCTAATTTTTAACCTTATTCACGGAGTAACTAAACATGGCACTTCCTAATGGTTCTGGTGGTTATCAGGTTGGCGACGGCAACGTCGGCGAGCCGCTGTTTTTCCCGCAGGCCGCTCCTACGGCGCTCACTGCGGCGGCGACGGCGACTCCCGCTCAGTTGTGCAACGGTCTTTTTACCTTCAACGGCACGGCGGGCGACCTTACGCTCCCGACGGTTGCTGACCTTGAAGACTTCGTTTCGTCGGCCCAAAAGCCGAACGTGGCGTTCGACTTCTTTGTCATCAACATCGACGCGACGACGGACGACGTTACTGTCGCCACGGCGACGGGTTGGACGCTTGTCGGCAACATGAAGGTTGACGAGGCGACTTCGGGGCACTTCCGCGCTCGTAAGACGGGCGACGGTACGTGGACCTGCTACCGCGTTTCGTAATGGCAACGCCCCCTGCGGGTTATACCGTAGGGGGCACTTCCTATAGGAGTATTGACTATGCCTAATACTAAGGCAGTTGGTGTTGCCTTTGCCGACCCCGAGTTTGAAAGCGTTTCCGTAACGGGCGCTGTTTCTGCCGCAAGCGCGGCGGTGACGGGCGCAGTGACTGCGGCAAGTGTTTCAGGCACAACGGTGACGGCTTCAGGCAGTCTTGTTATTAAGTCTGCTACGGTAGCTGCGGCTGGCAGCACTCAAGGTAATGCGGCAGCGGTTGCGGCAGGCTTTACGCTTGTTACAGCTGCTGATGGCACCAAGGGTGTTGTCCTTCCGGCGGCTTCGGCAGGGCTTGTGGTGATTATCAAAAACGCCGACGCGGCGAACGCGATCCTCAAGGTCTACCCAGCCTCGGGCGATGCGATCAATGCGATTGCGGTGGATAGCGCATACAGCATGGCAGCAAAGACTTCAATGTTGCTTGTGGCGTATGATGCAACCACTTGGTACACCGTTCCGTTGCTCGCTTCGTAAACTATGAACATATATCTTCGTCACCCGGTTCACGGGTCAAAAATTGCTATCTCTGATCTAGAGGCGGCTATGGACTATGAACACGGGTGGGAGGAATATGATCCTTTGGAACCGGCGGCGCAGCAGGAAGAACCTGTTGCGTCGCCGGAACCTGTCGCGGCCAATAACGAGTTAAGGGCACGGCGTAAGAGGAAAGAATAAGTCATGGCAACCGCAGGCGATCAAATTAACGGAGCTTTGCGTCTGCTCGGTATCCTGGCTGAAGGCGAAACGCCTTCAGCTGCGATGGCCCAAGACGCCCTGTCGGCGTTTGACCAAATGGTCGATAGCTGGAACACCGAGCGTCTTGCCGTGTTCTGTACGCAAGACCAAACGTATTTTTGGCCCGCTGGCGAGCGTATCCAGACGCTCGGCCCGACGGGTGACTTTGTGTACGTCATTGGCACCCAAAGCGAAGTGCCAATCATTACGCAGAATGACGATTACCTGTCGCTAGAGGACGGCAACCCTGTCCCTGAGCAGCAGCGTCCAATCCTGCTAGATGATTCCACCTTCTTCCGCGATCCGACGACTAACGTGTCGTACGGCATCAAATTTATTAACCAGTTGCAGTACAACAACATCGCGGTCAAAACGGTGCAGAGCACTTATCCGCAGGTGATTTTTGTAAACAACACGTTCCCAGACATATCTTTGTCGGTCTATCCAGTGCCTAATCGGACGCTGGAGTTTCACTTCATTTCGGTGCAGCGGCTGTTAGACCCGGCTGCGCTTGACACCCAAATCCTGATGCCGCCTGGTTACTTGCGGGCGTTCCGCTACAACTTGGCGCTGGAATTGGCACCGGAGTTTGGCGTTGAGCCTGCGCCCGAAGTGCGCCGCGTGGCGATGTACAGCAAGCGCAATCTCAAGCGTATCAACAACCCGCATGACTTGATGGCTATGCCGTACAGCCTGATGGCGCGGCGTAATCGTTACAACATCTACGCCGGGAACTTTTAATGAAGACGCCGATTCTCGGATCGTCTTACGTTGCACGCAGCGTAAACGCCGCCGACGCTCGGCTGGTCAATTTGTACCCCGAGGTCATACCCGAGGCAGGCAAAGAGCCGGCGTATCTTCAGCGTTGCCCCGGTATGCGACGGCTTATGGAGGTAGGCAGCGGGCCTATTCGTGGGCTGTATCCGCTTAACGGGTCGCTGTTCGTCGCGTCTGGCCAAGAATTTTATAAGGTTGATGAGAACCTGAACATCACCAAACTCGGCGATATTACGGGTAACAGCGCGGTATCCATGGCCGATAACGGCACGCAGATATTTGTAGCGTGTAACCCGAACGGGTACATCTACAACAACAACACCAACGTATTCCAGCAGATTACCGACCCAGACTTCCCCGGCGCAGTCACGGTAGGCTACTTGGACGGCTATTTCGTGTTCAACGAGCCAAATAGCCAGCGTATTTGGGTGACGGCGCTGCTGGACGGTTTGTCGGTTGACCCGCTTGATTTCGCGTCGGCGGAAGGTTCACCGGACGGCTTAGTATCTATCATCATAGACCACCGTGAAGCGTGGCTTTTTGGCACCAACTCGGTTGAAGTTTGGTACAACTCGGGCGATCCCGATTTTCCGTTGACGCGCATCCAAGGCGCGTACAATGAAATCGGCTGCCTTGCCCCGTATTCGGTGGCTAAGTTAGACAACAGTGTGTTTTGGTTGGGGTCTGATGCCCGTGGACAGGGTATCGTTTACCGTGCGCAAGGCTATCAAGGCGTGCGTGTATCGACCCATGCGGTCGAGTTCGCCATCCAAAACTACTCTGATTTGTCTGATGCTGTGGCGTACACGTACCAGCAAGATGGTCACGCGTTTTACGTGTTGATCTTCCCGACGGCCAACACCACATGGGTGTATGACGCCGCGACGGGCGCGTGGCACGAACGCGCTGCGTTTGAAAAAGGCGAGTTCCGCCGGCATCGGTCAAACTGCCATGCTCGGTTTAAGGGCAAGCCCATCCTCGGCGACTTTGAGGATGGCCGGCTTTATGAGTTTGACTTGCGGTATTTCCGCGACGACACGCAACTACAAAAGTGGCTGCGACGTTGGCGCGCACTACCGACCGGCGCAAACAACTTGACTCGCACCATCCACCACCAGTTGCAGCTTGACTGCCAGACGGGTGTGGGCGGCTTGTACGATGACCCAGGCTTTCTTGAACAACAAGCGCCGGGGTACATCCTGCAACAAGACCTTGGCAACATCGTTGTCGAAGGTGAGCCCAACAATAGTGTTGTTAATCCGCAAGTCATGTTGCGCTGGTCAGACGACGGCGGCCACACTTGGAGTTACGAGCGGTGGGAATCGCTTGGCCCCATCGGCGCGACGCAAACCCGCGTAATTTGGCGTCGGCTTGGTGCAACACTCAAGTCGCGCGATCGCGTATACGAAGTATCTGCCGCCGATCCAATGGTGACGGCGATTATGGGCGCTGAACTTAGGATAGCGGGAACCAGTGCCTAACATCACTAACATTCCAGCGCCTCGCGTACCGTTCATTGACGAGCGGACGGGTCTCATTTCGCGTGAATGGTTTAGGTTCCTCAACAACCAATTTACGCTGACAGGCAGTGGCACAACGCAGATTTCAACCGCCGATTTAGAGTTGACGCCGGCGCTTGCGGCAACGATGGAAGACACCGTGCCGGTGCTGGAGTCGGAGATACAGGCGCTTAAACTGATGCCCCGGTATCCCGAACCGAATGTGGTAAATTTTGGGTCGTTTTTCTCAACGCAGACGCAAGCAGCGACGACGATTAACACGGCCAAAGCTATCACGTACAACAACGCCGACACGGCGTATGGCGTCTACCGTGATCCAGCGGACAACAGCAAAATCAAAGTTGCGCGGCCTGCCATCTACAACGTGCAGTTTTCCATTCAGGTGGACAAGACTTCGGGCGGCACGGGTAAGTTTTATATTTGGCCGGCTATCAACGGCACGGCGGTTGCTGACTCGGCCTCGTTAATTCAAATTCAGGGCAACAACGCCGAAATCTTCTCGGCTGCAAACTATTTCTTGCCGCTATCCAACGGCGACTATTTTCAGCTATATTTTTCCGTTGACGATCTTAGCGTGCAGTTGCAGCATTTTGCGGCGGCTGCTCCCGTGCCGGCGATTCCATCCATCATATTGACCGTTATGCAGGTGTACGTATGAGCGTATTTCTTTCTCCATTTGCCGGTGTCGGGGCGCAGTTCTTCGACAATAACGGCAACATCCTGTCGGGCGGCAAGCTCTACACGTATGCAGCGGGTACGACTACGCCGCAAGCGACGTATACGAGTTCGTCTGGCGCTACGCCGAACACGAACCCGATTGTCCTTAACGCGGCAGGCCGCACAGCGCAGCCAATTTGGCTGTCGCAGGGCGTGTCATATAAGTTCGTCCTTCAAACCTCCGCAAACGTCACGATCGGCACGTATGACGACGTGTCGGGCGTCAACGACTTCAGCGTGCAGGGTATTGAATGGGCCGACATCGCCGGTACGCCGGACACGCTGTCGGGCTACGGCATCACGGACGCTTACACCAAAGTAGCCTCCGACGCCAAGTTTGCGCCGATTAACAACCCGACGTTTACGGGCAACGTCTTAATTCCCGATAACGCGCCGTCTAGCACTAACTATCCGGCGGGCTACCGGGACGCCCCGCAAAACAGTAAAACGACCAACTACACGCTGATTGCTTCGGATGCGGGCAAATCCATCCTAATGAACGGCAGCAGCGTAACGCTGACGATTCCGGCTAACGCGTCGGTTCCGTTCCCGGTCGGCACGGTGTTTGTGGTCATTAACGTCAACGCGAGCGCCCTGTCGATTGCGATTACGTCGGACACGCTCACGCTTGTAAACAGTACGACGACCGGCACGCGGACATTGGCCCAAAACGGTGTAGCGACTTGTATTAAAATCGGCGCGACCTCTTGGCTGATTAGCGGAGCAGGCTTGACCTAATGAGCGGCGCAGTTCTCGCAGGCTTTGTCATAGGCACGACCGGCGGCGCCGGTGCGGGCGTTTATGACGCCACGGACCCCGGCTCAGGATCGGTGACGATCCCGCCTGCGGCGACGGGCGTAACCATCGAGGTCTGGGGCGCGGGCGGTGGCGGGGGCTACGGCTATCTTGGCTTCATCGCGCCAGGCGAACCCGAAGTGTTCCCTGGTGGCGGTGGCGGTGGCGGCGGATATAGCAAGACCATTTTGGTACTTGGTGGGGGCGATCCCGGCAAGACGATCAATTACATTGTAGGATCAGGGGGCGCAGGCGGCACGGCATCTTCGCCAAATGGCAACCCTGGTACGTTCTCTAACGTGTCGAGCGGCACGTATACCATTACGACTATGACGGCCAATCCCGGTAATGGCGGCGACTCTGGTGCTTACGCAAACCAAGGCGCAGGCGGCACGGCGTCGGGCGGTACGACCAACACGACCGGCAATGGCGGCGCGTTCTTTACCCAAGCTGGTGCGGCGGGAATTGCCGGCGTAGGCTCTTTAACGGCTGGCGCGGGCGGCAACGGCGGCGAATTCTTCGACGGCGACGCAGGCTCTAATGGCCGCGTCCGTATGGTCTTTACGTTCTAAGGTGACACATGGCAGTTAACGTCAAAGTGCTGATCCCGGCAAAAATTGCCGAGGCATCCCAAACCACGCAGTACACGGCGACCAATGTATCGGCGATTATTGATAAGTTTACGGCGACCAACTACGACACCACGGCGCGGACTATTTCGGTCAACCTTGTGACGCAGTTTGATAACGCCGGCAACCAAAACCTAATTATTAAAAGCAAGACCCTACTGCCCTCGGAAACGTACACGTTCCCTGAGATTGTGGGCCATGTGCTTGCTCCCGGCGGATCGATCTCAACGATCGCTTCAGCAGCATCCGCCATCAACATCCGCGCTTCGGGCCGAGAGATTTCGTGATCGTCCGCAACGCCATCGCTGAAGACTTGCCGCGCTACCTGCCACTCGCGCAGGCCTTTCATGCGGCGTCCCCCATGCACGGTGTTATTCCGTTTGACGTGGACGGCTACTCAGACTTTTACTTACGCGCCATACACGACCCGTCGGTAGGCGTTTGGCTGGCCGAAGACGACGGTGAAATTATTGGAATCGCCGGCGCATTGTTTTACCCTATGTACTTTAGCCCTTCCAGTATGGTAGTGCAGGAGTTGTGGTGGTGGCTGACGCCCGTAGCGCGAGGCAAAGGGGCAGGTCAAGCCATGTACGATATGATCGAATCGTGGGCAATCGCAAAAAATGCAACCGCTATTTTTATGATTGCCCTTGAAGATGAGCGCGCAGGCAAGATGGCTAATCTGTATGCACGCAAAGGGTTTCGTCCTATGGAACGCACGTTTATGAGAGAGGTGGCGTAATGGCCATTGGAACCGCAGCAGCAATCCTAGGCAGCGCCGTCATTGGCGGTGCCGTCGCATCAAAAGGGGCTAGCAAAGCCGCCCGCGCACAAACGCAAGCCGCCGATCAGGCCGCGCAGTTACAGCGTGAAACCTTTGAGCGGCAGGTAGAGCTACAAGAGCCGTTTCGCCAAGCCGGCATCGCATCGCAGAATGAACTTATGCGGATGCTGGGTATTGGCGGTGAGCCGGGCACGGCAGGCTACGGCACGCTGGGCCAGCCTTTTACTGCGGAGCAGATGCAGATGGACCCCGGCTACGCGTTCCGTCTTGCCGAAGGCGAAAAGGCGCTAGAGCGCATGCAATCCGCACGCGGTCAGTACCTTGGCGGCGGAGCGATCCGCGCCGGTACGCGCTACGGTCAAGAGATGGGCTCACAGGAATATATGAACGCCTTTAACCGCGCTCAGGCGTTGCTTGGCAACCGTCTTGGCGCACTCGGCAGCCTCTACGGTGCCGGGCAGACGGCGACGCAACAGGTCGCTGGTCAGGCTGGTCAGATGGGCGCCAACGTCGGCAACCTGCTCATGCAGGGCGGTCAGGCGCGTGCCTCGGGCTATCTTGGGCAGTCTAACGCTCTTGCGCAAGCTCTTGGCCAAGGTGCAATGGGCTATGGACTCTATAAGGGCGGGTATTTTGGCGCACCTGCGGCTACAGGCGTGGGTAGTGTCGGACCTTACGGTGGGTCGGCTATCCCCTACACCGGTCAGTACGGAACCGGAGGTTAATCATGGCTGTCATCGGTGCAACCCAACTGGAGCCCGTCAACGTCCTTGGCTCTTACGTGCAAGGACTTGAGGCTGGGCGTCAGGCCCGTACGCAGCGCGCTAAAGAAGCGCAAGAGCTAGCGGCCGCGCAGCGTGAGATGGAGTTTCGCAACTTTCTCTCTACCGCCGATCTCAGCACGCCCGAGGCTCAAAACCAACTTATGCGTTTTGGCAAACCTGGTGCTGAATTAGCTACGTCAATGGCTGACTTCGCTAGCAAACGTGCGACGGCGGAGAAAACGGGATTAGAAATTAAAGGCGCCCAGGCCAAACTGGCCGACGAAAACTATGGTCGGTTTCAAAAGATGCTCGGCGACTTTGCATACGGCGAAGCGCCGCCCACTAAGGCGCAGGTGCTTGACCAAGTAGACTTTATGATCGCGCAGGGTACGATTGTGCCTGAGTTCCGCGATTACGCCGCCAACACGCTGCCGGACGATCCAGCAACACTGCAAAAACAGTTGCGCGGGCAGTTCTTGTCGCAAGTGCCGCCGGCCGAACGCGCCAAGCTGTTCGTGCCGCGATCGCCTGAAGTTTACGCTCAAGACATTGGCGAGCGTACCGCCGGACGCCCTGTAACTAGCATCACTAACATCCAAGAAAAAGCTGAAGCCGGTAAGTTTGGCGAAAGTTTGGTGGCCGATTACACTACCATCCGCGACCGCGCTGAGTCGGGCCGCCGCTTCTTGACAACGATCGACCAAGCGCAACGCGCGCTGGATGCGGGGCTTCGTACAGGATTCGGTGCCGAAGCTGTCAAACAAGGTGCTCGTTTTCTTGCGGCACTTGGCGAACCCGAAGCCGAAAAGAAAGCCGCCAATGCGGAGTTGTTCTTGGCTGCGGCTAAAGAAAACGTCCTTCGTCGGCAGATCGAGCAGAAGGGTCCGCAGACGGAATCGGACGCTGCACGTATCGAAGAAACATTCATCAGCTTGGGTACTACGCCTAGAGCCAACCAGTTCATGCTGGATGTGGCCCGCGAGCAGATCAAGCGCGATGGCGAACAGCAGCGGTTCTACGCGAAATGGCGCCGCGACAACGGTACGTTTGATGGCGCTGAAGAAGCCTGGCTAGAGGGCGAAGGCAGCAAGTCGCTCTTTGATCGCTCGGCCCTTAAAAAGTACGCAACACCCGAAGCTGCGGGTCGAGGCCCGGCCGTCGGTACAGTGGAGAGTGGCTATCGGTTTAAGGGTGGCGATCCCGCCAACCCGAAGAACTGGGAAAAGGTGCGCTAAATGGCCGGCCCTTGGGAGAAGTACAAGGCGCCAGAGACGGAAGGCCCGTGGTCCCAGTACCAAGCTCCGCCGTCGTATCCTGAACGCGTTGTAGGCGGCGTCGTAGACTTTGCCCGCGAAGTAGTTAACCCCACAGTTGGCCCGTACGCTACCGCAGCCGGTGTGGGCGCTGCGTTAGGCGCGCCGTTTGGCGGCGTAGGCGCCATACCCGGTGCGGCGTTTGGTGTTGGAGCGTTGACCGCTGGCGATATTGCCGCGTCAATGTACAACGTCGGACGTGGCGTGGTGGGGTTAGACCCCGTGCGCACGCCGTCACAGATGATTCGGGATTTGTATCCCGAAGGCATCATGGGCTCGCCTACAGGCGAGTTTACCAGCACCCTGCGCACTGGCGCAGAGTTTGCCGTCCCAGCGCAAGCCTCTGCGCGTGCTGCAACGGCGCTTGCTCCGCGAGTTCCTACGGGCACTCCCCAACGCGTCGTCACTGAGCTTGGCCGTGAGCCAGGGCAGCAAACAGTCGCGGCACTTGGCGGTGCAACCGGTCTTGAGGTATCGGAAGCCTTGGGCGCTGAGAGCCCTTGGGTGCAGATGGGCGCAACAATTCTCGGCGCTGCTGCGCCGGGCGGTATCAACGTCGCCGCTAAGAAACTTGGCGGCACGGCCTACAACATTGTTGAACCGGTACTGCCCGGTGGCGGCGAGCGTATCCGCGCCCGTGCCTACTTAGACGCGTTTGACAACGATCCGATGCGGATGCAAGCGGCGATCGACATGCTGGAATCGGGCATGACCCCGCAGCAAGTTGCGCTGCAAATGAACAACTCCAACTTTGCCGCGCTGATTGGCACCGCAAAATACG